CTATAAATCCTAATATTAATACTGGTAGTGGTAGACCGATTGATAATAACCCCAATGTAATCATCACTGCACCTGTAAATCCCAATCTTGATACTGGTAGTGGTGGACCGATTGATGATAATCCAAATACAATCATTCCTGCTCCTGTAAATCCTAATATTGATCCCGGTAGTGGTGGAAACCCTACACAACCGCCTCCGCCGCCGCGTCCTCCGCGTCCACCCGATATTAGTATTGGTGATCCTATTGTTGTGGCTAAACCCGATATTAGCACCGGACCAAATATTGGTGTGGGAAACCCAACCCCACCAAGACCAGTAAACCCGTTTGTTCGAGTTGAGTCACAGGCTATTACTGCTGCGAGAGCAACTGTAAACATTCCTTTTACAACTCCTGACAAAACTGTAGTTTCGACAAAGAATCCTTTATTCCAAAGTCCAATCAAAAATGAGTTCAATACCCCACTGACTGAAAACTTGCGTGGTGATGAAATCATTCCACGGATTGAAGGTGGACTGATCTTTGGTGAGTTTGCCACAGATGTTAACACACCAACAGACGGTCCCACGCTTCCCTCACAAAGCACAAATGGTAGTGTTGTTCCCGGTCTTACATCTGGTGCGGAAAATCAGAACCCGCAGACAAGAGCGGATGGTCAGCCCACTGATGTAAACTATCTTTATCAAACCTTCTTCCGTTTGCAGATTCCGCTGTTCCCAAAACTAAACTACTTCTGTCAGCGTGTCACGTTGCCCGGATTCGGAACATCCTCTCCTATCGATAGACCCACTAGATTTGCATCCCTAAAGATTCCTGAAACACGGGTCACGTTTGACAATCTCGAAGTTACATTCCTTGTAGATAAAAACCTTGAGAACTGGCGTGAGATTCAAAACTGGATGAAGCGGATCTACCTTGTGAAAGATCACAACTCGATTCTTCCAAACTCAAAAGATCACACTACAAACGCAAACTTGATCTTGCTCAATAGTGCAATGAACCCAAACCTTCGGGTTCAGTTTAATAACCTTTTTCCTGTCTCTCTTACTGGTTTTGACTTTGATTCTTCTGTGACTGATTTTACTCCGTTCACAGCCACCGTTACTTTTGCTTATGACACCTATGAGTTTGTTGATCCTGAATCTGGATCATCCCTGTGATTTTTCCCTTGACATGACTTGAAGTGTCCTTACACTACGAAGTGTCAACGAGGATAAGGGTAAAAAGGATTACATTATGGATCTTACTGAACTTAGAGAACAAGTAGAGCGGGACGCTCGGATTGATGATACAGAACTCGATACCGAGAGCCTGCGTCTTCCACAACTACACAACAAATACCTCAATCTATACCACGATCAAAAGTTGCGTCTTGAAAAGGCGAGCAATGAATACAATCGTTTGTATAAGTTAAAGTGGGAATACTACACAGGTAAACTTGATGTGGAGACTCTTGAGGCAAAAGGTTGGCAGCCTTTTGATCACAAAATACTTCGTAATGATATTGCCATCTACATGAATGGTGATGAGGACTTGTGTAAAAGAAAAGAAGTGATAACATACATTAAAAGCATCGTTGACTATCTTGAAGAGGTGGTCAAAGAGATTACGTTCCGTCATACTAAAATCAAGAACGCGATTGAGTGGCGACGATTCCTGTCTGGGGGATAAATGATTAATAATGATTACATTGAACTGATCGATACAAAAACCTATTACGGGTTTCCTGTTGCTGTATACAAGTTCAAAAAACACGATGATCTAAAGGACAAACTGCTAGAGCGAGTAACAATCGATTCGATGTCTAATGGCTCATACTCTCGTAGTGTTCCAGACGCAAAGCCAATACTTGATTACACAAACAATCATGCAATATTCGAACTCAGAACTGCGTATCAAAAAGCATACGATCATTTCTACTCTGATATTCTAGATTGCGATTTGTCATTCGATCATCATGACAAACCATACAAAACAAGATCGGTATCAAAACCAGTCATCACTCAATCATGGTTTGTTCGTGTACCACCAAATGAAAATGTAGAAAGTGAGAATGGACCGATGAGTGTTCATACTCATTTTCTGTCGCTCGTATGTGGCTCGTATTACTTGAACCTAGATCAAGGTGAAGGTGGTAACTTAGTTTTCACAATGCCGGAATGTGATGGTATGCAAATGATTATGTTTAGGGAATGCCTAAGACCGAAGAAAGTTAAGTATCACCAAGTGCATAAGATCAATGAGGGTGAGATTGTTTTGTGGGCTGGTGTTTTACCCCATACCATAGAAAAACAAGACAATATGAAATCAGAGCGTGTTTCTATTATCACAAACTCGGCTGTTTCACCACTGTGTGATGGTTCAAGGACATACAACTACACCGTGTCTGCATTTGACGCAAACGGCGAATACCACACTGATAAATAACAGTCGTTTATCTGACATAAATATTTCATATGTCAGATTTTGTGATTGAGGACTTAGACTCCTGTAATATTAGAGTCCGTTGTGAAAGGCATCTTGCAAAAGAGTTGTCTGATCACTTCACGTTCAAAGTTCCCGGTCACAAGTTCATGCCCTCCTATCGTGCGAAGAAGTGGGACGGACAGATCAAACTATACAACATGTATTCGCAGAAGATCTATGCCGGTCTAGAGGCATATGTCGAGAAGTTCTGTGCCGACAGAGGGTACAGACTCGACAAACCGTCCCGTAAAAGAAAAACATGGACAGCAGACCACCTAGAATCGCTTCTGGGAGGATTGAATATACAAATAGATGGGAAGGCGATACGTCCACACCAGCACCAGTTAGAGGCGATCCTACACGCTATGAACACCGAGCGTTGCTTGCTGCTTTCGCCTACTGGCTCAGGCAAATCTTTGATCATCTATACACTTATGAGACATTTTATGAACCTTACACCCGAAGACAAAAAGGTTTTGGTTATCGTACCCACCGTGGGTCTGGTTTCACAAATGTTTCACGACTTTATCGAGTATGGCGGGGAAGGCTGGAACGCCCGAACGCATTGTCACATGCTCTACTCAGGAAAGGAAAAAGCAACTCGCAGTCGAGTTGTGATATCAACATGGCAATCTTTGGCAAATATGCCCGAAGAGTTCTTTCAGCAGTTTGGGACTGTCTTTGGCGACGAGGCTCATCTTTTCAAATCGAAATCGCTGAAACAAATCATGTCCCGCTTGACCACATGCCCATACCGTATAGCGACAACGGGAACACTGGACGGTCTGCTGACACACAAGTTGGTGATTGAAGGTCTGTTTGGTCCGACCAAGAAAGTCGTGACCACGAAGAAGTTGATGGAACGCAAACTGCTTTCAGACTTGACTATCGACTGTCTCATGCTATCCTATAACGGAACTGATCGACAGTTCATGCGTAGAACTGCATATGCAGATGAGATTGAATGGATAGTAACCGATAACAGAAGAAACCAGTTTGTGTGTGATTTAGCAAAACAGACTAAAGGCAACACACTTATCTTGTTTCAGTTCGTAGAGAAACACGGAAAGGTTCTAAACGAAATGCTCAAAGACTGCGGAAAGCCTGTGCATTTTGTTTACGGTGGAACCGATGCGGAGCAACGCGAAGAGGTGAGAGGACTCGTCGAGAAAAGTAATGATTCGATTATCGTCGCGTCATATGGCACGTTTTCGACTGGCGTAAACATTCGTCGCCTAAATAATATTGTGTTCGCGTCACCTTCGAAAAGTCGTGTACGGGTGTTACAGAGTATTGGTAGACAACTTAGAAAGTCGAGTCATAAAAACACCGCACGCCTCTACGATATTTGTGATGATTTGTCATGGAAGAAATATGAGAATCACACACTGCGTCATTTCTATGATCGTAAAAAGATCTATGACACAGAGGGTTTCACATACAAGATCATAAAGATCCCACTACAAGGAGAACGAAATGGATAAAAGCCCCTTTAGGACACTGAAACTAAAGAGCGGTGAAGATATCATCGCCAAGATGGTCAATAACAAGAAAGACTCGATTGAGATTGAGCGTCCGATGATCTTGAAAACCATGCACCTTGTCGAAAGCGTGACCGGACAGAAAAGAGAAACTATGGTGCTATACGATTGGTTAAAAGCGACTGATCGTATTCGTATCACTTTGCCTAAAGATCATATTTTGCTTATCACAAACTGCAACCCCGATGTTCTCAAGGCATATGAGATTCAGAAGAAGTATGATGATACTCCGTTCACACTACAACGCCCCAAGGGGAATGACTCGGATGATAAACCTAAGATGGGTGGCTTCAATCTTGAAAATATTTTAGAGAGTGTCAGAGAGCAAATGAAGGCAGCAAGAATGCAGCCCGAAGATTTGGATGACATGTCACTGGAAGAAATCATGGAAGAGGCAACCGAAGAACTTCACATGGTTGATGATGATCGTGAAAACGCCGAAGACTACGGATCTTCGTTTTCAGACTGGTCACCAGATCCAGAAGATTACTTGACTTGATTTGAAATGACTGTAGAATATTCGTATGAGTGATCATTACGTTGACAACAAAAAGTTCTTTGCCGAAATGGTGAAATGGAAAGACTTGGTAAAACAAGCCGAGGATGTGGGTGATCCTAAACCACAAGTAACCGAATATATTGGCGAGTGTTTTTTGCTCATTGCAGAGCGACTGTCAACTCGTCCAAACTTCATCAACTACCCGTACCGCGATGAGATGATTGGGGACGCAATCGAAAACTGTTTGATGTATGCAAGCAACTTTGACCCCGAAAAGTCAAAGAACCCGTTTGCATATTTTACACAGATCACTTACTTTGCCTTTCTTCGACGCATCAAGAAGGAAAAGGATCAAGACAAGATCAAATATAAGTTGATGGAAGCAGCCGACGCAAAGGGCGAACTGGCATCGATGCTTGATCCCGAAAAGTCATCGAAAGATCCGTACGCTGATTATCTTAAACTAACAGAAAATGATATCGTTGATGTAAAGCCAAAGAAGAAAAAAACAAGACGTAAGAAGAAGGATACCGGAGAACTCTTTTGAAAATAGCCATCTTGTGTGACACACACTTCGGGGCAAGAAATGATGGACAGGTTTTTCTAGATTACTACTTCAAGTTTTTTGATGATGTATTCTTTCCTGCCTGCGAAGAACGTGGTGTAAAAACCGTATTGCACTTGGGCGACCTTATGGATCGCCGGAAGTTTGTGAACTTCAATACACTCGCACAGGTTCGTGAGCGTTTCATGGATCGGCTTCAAAGTATGGAAGTCCACTGCATTGTCGGCAACCACGACACTTACTTCAAAAACACTAACGAAGTCAACTCTCCGAAAGAGTTATTTGGTTCTCGGTATCCAGACTTTCACATTTACGACACTCCCGTTGAACTAACCTTCGATAACACGAAGATTGCGATGGTTCCGTGGATCAACAAAGGCAACGAGCAAGAGTCGATTGACTTTATCAATCAAACAGACGCGACTATCCTTGCAGGACACTTTGAACTTGAAGGTTATCAAGTCATGCGTGGCGTGAAGCATACGGACGGTATGAAGCCCGACATGCTACAACGATTTGATAAAGTTTGGTCGGGTCACTTTCACCAAAAGCATGAAGAGAATAACGTGTGCTACTTTGGCACTGCGTATCAAATGACATTTGCAGACCTTTTTGAAAAGAAAGGTTTTCACATTTACGATACGGAGACAGATGAGATTGAGTTTGTACCAAATCACGACAAACTTTTTCATGCCATCCCATACAACGATGATATCAATGTTGCAATGATTGATTTCCGACAGTATCAAGGACGATATATCAAAGTCTTCGTACACGAAAAGAAAGACGCAAAGAAGTTTGACCGTCTGATTGAAAAACTATATGAAAACAATGCCGAGAGCGTGACCATTCTTGAGAATGAAACGCCGACGAGCGAGAACGTTGAGGTAGACAAGGACGCACTTGCCACCGATACAATGACACTCATTAGTTCGTATATTGATGATGTGTTCTCCGAAGACCCGGAGGAATGTAAGAGATTGAAAGAAGCATTCAAGGAGTTGTTCCTTGAGTCATTTGATTTGTGAGGTTATATGATCAAGTTTCACAAGGTTCGATTTAAGAACTTTGGTTCGTTCGGTAACAACTACACAGAAGTCCAACTCGACCGACACCAAAGAACATTGATTAGTGGTTTCAACGGACACGGCAAGTCTTTTGCCTTGCTCGATTCGATTACGTTTGCTCTCTTCGGCAAGCCGTTTCGTAAGATCAACATTCCACAACTGGTAAACTCACTCAACGAAAAGGAGTGTATTGTCGAACTTGAGTTTGAGGTAGGCGGTGATGAATATTTGATTCGTCGCGGACTCAAGCCAAAGGTGTTTGAGGTTTTCAAGAACAATGACTTGGTTGACATCGCGGCAAAGTCCAAAGACTACCAACGCATGTTGGAAGAGCAAGTCCTTCGCATGAACTATAAGTCGTTCACGCAGGTTGTGATTCTTGGCTCGTCCTCGTTCGTGCCTTTCATGCAACTTTCTGCTGCTGATCGCAGGTCGGTCATCGAGGATATTCTTGACATCCAAGTGTTCACAAACATGAACATCGTGCTTCGTGACAAGACCTCGCTAGTCAAAGGCGAGATCACCGATATCAACAAGGCATTACAAATCAACAAAGAACGTGCGACTGGTGTTATCACACTGATCGAATCGCTACAGCGAAAAAACACTCAACAGATTGAAACGATTCAAGAGGATATCCGACTCAACAAAGAGGAGCAGGAGCAATACACAGAAGAGATTGAGCGACTCGACGCAGAGATCGAAAGACAACTTGCCAGTATCACGGATGAGAAAGATGTTGAGTCAAAGATCAAGAAATACGAAAAGGCAAAACAAAAGATTGAACGCGAAATGTCAAGCCTTCAAAAGAATCTTTCGTTTTTTGAGGATCATGACAACTGCCCCGTGTGCCACTCCGATATCACCGAAGACAAGCGGGAGCAAGAAGTGTCGAAGGCATCCGGCATGGTGAGTAAACTCGAAGAGGCAGTCACGGACCTAGAGAAGTTAGAGGATAAGATTGTGGCTCGGTCGAACGAGATCGCGGACGTACGCACCCGCGTGCGTGAACTGTCGGATGAACGTATCAGTGCAAACACCTCACGAAAGAATGCAATCAAGACTGGCGAGAAACTTGAGGGTAAACTAAAAGGTTTGCAGGACGCAGATGCACACGATCTTGACGATGCAAAAGAAAAACTTGAGATTGCAAAGGCTGATCGTGAGAAGAACATGGATCGCAAAGACGATCTGCTGGTCAAGAAAAACACCTACGGCAACGCTGCCGATATGCTCAAGGATACTGGCATCAAAGCAAAGGTTATCAAATACTACCTTCCCGTGATCAACAGCCTAATCAACAAGTATCTCAAGGACATGGAGTTCTTCGTGACGTTTGAGTTGGACGAGAACTTCAATGAAACAATCAAGAGTAGGCATCGTGACAAGTTTTCATACATGTCCTTTTCCGAGGGCGAGAAGATGCGTATCGACCTTGCGATCTTGCTTGCGTGGCGAGAAGTGTCTAGACTCAAGAACTCGGCAAACACCAACCTGCTGATTCTGGACGAGGTGTTTGATGCATCGCTCGACGCACTCGGATCGGATGACTTCCTGAAACTGCTCAACAAACTGTCAGAGAAGAATCACATCTTCGTGATTTCACATAAGGCAGATCAGTTGGCAGATAAGTTCCAGAACCAAATCACGTTCCAGAAGGCAGGAAACTTCTCTCGACTTATGTGACCTACATAGGTCATGCAACCACCTAGTAGAAAATCGTGCTATAACTTTAGAGTGACCGAGATCGTGAAAGTGGTCGATGGTGATACCATTGACGTTATTATCGACTTAGGCTTTGATCTTTACAAAAAGGAACGTGTCCGTATCGCTGGCGTTGACACTCCCGAAAAGCGAACCCGTGATCTAGAAGAGAAAGAACTCGGGATCGATGCCACAAACTGGCTCACAGAACAACTGGATTCAGCAATCAATGGTGAGGATGACCTTGTGATTCGCACCGAAATCGACGGTGGATTCGGCAAGTATGGTCGGCTTTTAGGTTGGCTTTACATTGGCGAGGACACCGAGTCTATCAACGAGCGTATGATCCGTGAGGGCTATGCTTGGGTATATGACGGTGGAACCA